CCATTTTGGCGAACGAGTTGTTCAGTTCCTCAATCTGATTTTGACCCTCTTTGCCGATAGCACTGAACGCACGTGACATCAAACCGGGCCCGCCTTCCAGGTCTTGCGGTCGCAGCTTGAGGAACTCATGTCCACTTCTACCAAACAAGGCATGCGCCACAGCCTCGCGTGATTCCTGATTCAGCGATTGCATCGCGGTGACAATCTTTTTCAACTTCTCTTCCAGCGGCAGCCCGACCAGCTCATCCGCACTCAGACCCAGTTGCGCCAGAGCATCAGCTGCTTCACCGCTTCCTGCTTGTGCATCAGCCAGCGCCCGCTGGAGCCGGTGTAGTCCCGTCTGCAACGCCTCTGTGCTGACGCCTGCCAGGCCCGCTTTGCCCGCGATGTTAGCGAACGCTTCTGCAGACTCTCCCAGCGCCCGCGAGCTTTTGATAATTGCGTCCACCGAGTTGGTAAACTCCTTTAGCCCCGCTAGCCCCTGGAACGCGACGAATGCGCCGAGTGCTTTCTTTGCCAGCGAGCTGACACTTTCCATCTTCGTCTCAAACGACTTGCGAAAATCCTCGGTCTGCTTCTCAACGCGCTTGATAGCGTTGATAAACTCGATTGCGTCAGCGCTGATACGCACACCGATGTCGGGCATTACTTAATCCCCAAAAAGAATCTGACCAGGGCCTCGGCCTCTTGCACGGTCTTGGGCTCGTAGAACCTGCCCGGTTGCGGGCCGCGGTCTTCAGCGAAATCGGGCATAAAGTCGAGCGGGCTGAACGGTTCGCGTGAGGCGTCGCGGTAAACGTTTGCGATTGTGCTCGCAATGATGCCAGCACGCAAGTCGCTGCGTTCTTCGCCCCAGGGCTCGAGCTGATAGTACGCAGCCCATAATTGCAATTCGCTCCAGCTCATATCCGCAATCTCCGTTAATGTCTTGCCGAGCCGGAGCGCGAGCCGCAGCACGAAACGCAACATCAGGTCGTGTCTGAGAAATTTTTTTGTTCTTCAACTCCGCGCAGGAACTTGCCGACCGCCACCGCCAACTGCGTCGCCAAATCGAACGGACACGATTCCTCTGCCGTCGCTAGGTCGGGGAACAACCGCTCGCTGGTGCGCTCCTGGCCCTTACGGGCACATTGCAGCCCAAGCAGAAGTCCTAGCCGCGTTGTGCGGTCTTGTTCGCTCACCGCGGACGTGCGCGGATCGTTTGCTAGGTACACGTTGACCTCGAAGAAGTCCCGTGGCGTCGGAGCGTGTACCCAGATGGTGTTGCCGCGATATGCGACAGGAATCGGGTCAGGATGCAGTGTCATGGCTCTGCCACTACACGAAGCGGACTTTGGCGAATTTCACCGTCACGGTCGGCGCATCACCGACACCGACGTTCACGTCAACGCCGGTAACAAGGCAATCAAACTCCAGCAGCGTTGTTGCCGCTCCCGTCGGTGGCTGGTATTCGAGCTTGCACTTCCCGCCGTCTCCGCGACTGACACCGGGACTCGGAAGGCCAGGTGACTGCGAGACAAACTCGATGGTGATTTCGCCTTTTTCGGGAAGACCAGCAAGATACTTTCGCACGTTGTCGCCGAGCGCAGTAACGTCCACACGCTGCGCTGAACCTTTTGTTCCGCTGATGCGCCTGATGCCCGTCATCTCGATTGGGGCACCGAAACTCCCGTCCGCGTCATTGCGCGGCTCAAATTTCCATTTCAATACTTGCCACGGTGCTCTTGGCATGGCTCACTCCTACGAAGCGATTGCGGCCACTTTCACCGTGACGACGGGGGCATCACCGACACCGACGTTCATATCAACGCCGGTAATCACGCATGGCCAGGTGATTGAACCAACCGTGCACGTTCCGGTCGCGCCCTCAGACGGCAGAGAGAGGTTCGCGTTATCAGAGACAATCTCGAACGTCAGCTCACCATCTTCAGCGATGCCCGGTACGTAGTCGCGTTCGGTATCTTCGAGGCCCGTTACGTCAACGCGCTGCGCCGACCCGGCGGTGCCGCTGATGCGGCGCACCTTGCCGCTGATGCCGGGGCCAGAGAAGGGAATACCACTCCACGGCAGGGGCATGTTTGCGTTCCCAGTTTCGCGCAGATCGAAAGCGACCCGCAGTTGCGATGTTATTGCGTGCGATTTACGTATTCGCACGTCGTAAGCTCGCGTGCATGAGCAGCAACAACAACCCGCTTGTTGGCCTAGAACTTCTGGACTTTTTCGACGCGCGCACTGCGCCGGGCATTCGTGTTACGCCGAAAGCAGCGCTCACAGTACCGCCTTTTTACCGCGTTGTCTCGATGCTCGCGCGCGACGTGGCGAAAGTGCCGCTCAAGTTGTACCGCGTCGAAGACGACGGTTCGCGTCAACTCGTGAGAAACCATCCTGTTGCGAAGTTGCTGCGACTCAAGCCCAACCCAGAGATGACCGCGTATGCACTCAAAAATGCGCTTGTGTGGAATGCGGTGCTGCATGGTAACGGCTACGTGTACGTGCGTCGCAACCGCGCTGGAACGCCAATCGAGTTGTGGCCCATCGAAGCTCCGAACGTTGTGATTCAACGCGACAGTGACGGAACGCTCTACTACCGCGTAACGCTGCCCCGTTCGAGCGGTCTCGACCCGTACACGTCACCGCCGCACCCCATGACGGACGGCGCGAACGTAATGGACGTTGCTGCCGACGACATGATTCACGTTCGCATCGTCACCGCAGACGGGCTGGCAGGTGTGCCGCTTTGGAAAGTCGCGCGTGAAGACCTTGCCACATGGATTGCGATTCGCCGCTTTTCAGGGGCGTTGTTCAGGAATTACGCAAGGCCGAGCATGGCTCTTGTGTACCCGCGACAACTGAACGACAATCAGAGGCGTGCGATACGCGAAGCGTTCGAGCGGATGTACACTGCCGAGAACGCGCATCGCGTTGCTGTGCTTGATGGCGGCGTTGACATCAAAACGTTTCAAATCAACTCACGCGAGGCGGAGATGACCGCGACGATACTTGCGTCTCTGCGCAACATCGCTGCCTTCGGGAACGTGCCCAGCTCCAAAGTCGGCGATCCAAGTCGCACCAGCTACGCATCACTCGAAGCGGAAATGACATCGTATCTGTCCGAATCTCTCGACCCGATTCTTGTCGCAATTGAGCAGGAGATGATGGTGAAGTTGCTCAGCGAAGACGAGCAGGAGAGCATGTACATCGAGTTCGAGCGCGGGGCCTTGGTGCGCACCGACCTCGAATCGCGTTACCGTGCGTACACCCAGGGAATCCAGGCTGGCTTCCTGACACGGAACGAAGTGCGGGCGAAAGAGTCGCTGAACCCGTTGCCTGACGGAGACCGGGCTTTCGTGCCTCTGAACGTTACACTCACGCCGCCAGTTGACGGCGAGATGCCGAAGCAGCCAAGTGCGCAAGGGGACAACGGAGACACCAGCGATGACACTGCCGACGCTGTGTCCGATACCGACGAGTCGGACGACCAAGATGCCACTGACGCCTGACAGCATCAGACATGCGACGACAGAACTTATCCGCCACGCTGTGTGGCGAATCAAAAAGTGCGCAGAACGTCTCGTCAAGCGAACAAAGCTGACGACTGAAATCCTGCGTGAGAAAAACCACGCTGTCGTGGGCAGGTACTTCCGCGCGTACTGCGAGGTGCTTGACTGCGACGCCGAACAGGTAGAGGAGATGACGTATGCAGAAGCGATTAGATTCCACAAAGAGCCAACCGATTACTTCGCCGACCGTGTTGTCCGGCAACTCTGCGAAAAATACTGCCCGTGACCTCGAAAAACGCGAGTGGCCCGCTGAGCTGGTCATCACGCGAGATGACCACGAAATGCCACGCATCCGCGGTTACGCTGCCGTTTTCTACGACGGCTCTCCCAACACCGAGTTCGCGTGGGGTGGCGTAGCGGAAAGAGTGCGGCCAACCGCGTTCGACGCAATTCTCGCCGACCCGAGCCACGATGTTGTCGCGTCGTTCAATCACGACCTGAACAACTTGCTCGGTCGCCGTTCGAGCGGCACACTGCGAATCGGCAAAGATGCACGCGGGCTGTGGTACGAGATTGACATGCCGCCGACAGACCTTGCGTCCGACCTGCTGCACCTAATTGCACGCGGCGATGTGCGTGGCAGCTCGATTGCGTTCTACGTTCGCAAAGAAACCTTCGAGCAGACTGGCAATACGCTCATTCGCTGGCTGGACGAAGTTGACTTGGTCGAACTCGGCCCGGTTGCGATTCCCGCTTATCCTGCGACAACTGCGGAACTCGCCAGCTGGCGCGAGCACGTCATCACTCGCAGCCTCGCCTTTTTTCAGCAAGCTGAGCATCGCGGCGTTGTGCCCTACGAAGCGACGCCCACGCTCGACAGCGACAGTTGGGACGCCGATGCCGCACTTGCACGTGTGCGTGCGTGGGCAGGCGGTGAAGACAACATGGACTGGGCGAAGTATCGCCGTGCATTCGCGTGGTACGACTCGGAAAATGCTGAAACGTTCGGAGCGTACAAGTTGCCACACCACGATGTGCGCGACGGCGAGCTGGTCGTTTCGCGCGCTGGTGTAATCGCGGCGATGCAGGCGCTGCTTGGCGCACGCGGTGGCGTTGACATCCCGGAGTCAGACCGCAAAGGCGTGTACGAACACCTGGCAAAGCATTACGCCCAGTTCGACATGGAGCCACCTGAATTCCACTCGCGGCCGACCTCACTTGTAACCGCGCGACTGCGAGTTGCTGAAGCGAAACTGCGGCTGGCTGCTGCGGATGTGTAGTAAGCGAATAACCGCGTAACCTTCGTTTCGCACGCTTTAGACTTGCGTTCAATTCGCGCCGTAGCGCGGAAGGTCTAAGTGTGAGACATCGCATGAACCTGCAGGCACTCCGTGAGGAACGTCTGAAAATCGCTAAGCGTATGCGCGATCTCTGCGAGCGTGTTGAGAAGGAGTACCGCGATTTCACCGCCGAGGAGAACGCGCAGTGGGAACATCTGAACCGCGAATATGACCGGCTCGGCGAGTTGATTGCACGACAGCAACATCTCGCAAAACTCGAAAAAGAGCTTGCTGAACCGGAAACTCCTGCCCCGAAACCGCCCGTGATGAAGGGCGCTCCGCTTCCGTTCCATCGGACGTTGCCTACCCAGGCCTTGGCTGCATGGATCAAGTTCCGTTCCGGCCGGGCAATCAGCGACGAAGAACAGGAACTCTGCGAGCAGTACGGCGTGCGTTTGGATGCACGCGAACTGAGTTTCTCGCTGCTCACATCAGCTGAGCTGCGTCAACTCAAAGTCAATCCGGCGACCGCTGGCGGTTACACTGTGCCCGTTGATTTTTCGGGCGAATTGGAGCGTGCTCTCATTCAGAACTCCAACATCCGCCGTGTGGCCCGCGTTATCCGCACCGATTCTGGCGCCGAGCTGCGCTGGCCCTTGGCTGACGACACCGCCAGCAAGGCGACAATCGTCGGCGAAGCGACTGATGTAACCTTCACCGGCGTCGGCTTTGCGCACAAGGTTTTCAACGCATACAAGTACGGAACAGCCGTTCGCATCACGAGCGAGTTGCTCGAAGACAACGCAGTCGGTCTTGACCGAGAGTTGCCGCGTATCCTGGCCGAACGCCTGGCCCGCGGAACCGAGGAACACTTCGCAGTCGGCACCGGCGTCAATCAGCCTGAGGGCGCGGTAACGGCCGCGTATGTTGCAGTAACAGCGGCTGCGCAGAACGCGATTACGGCAGACGAACTGCTTGAGTTGATCCACAAGCTCGATCCCATCTATCGCCGCAACGCTGTCTTTATGATGCACGAATCAACATTGCTGGCGATTCGCAAACTCAAAGACAGCACGGGGCGCTATCTGATTGAGCATCAGCGGGCGATGGACACGGAGTTTCCCGACACGCTTTTCGGCTATCCCGTGGTCGTCAACCGCTGGTTCCCGCAACTCGCAGCTGACCAGAAAGTCGTGCTGTTCGGCGATTGGTCTCGTTTCGTCATCCGCGATGTCGCTGAAGTTCGCCTCATTCAGGCGGCTGAACTCTATGCTGTCAGCGACCAAGTGGCGTTCATTCTGTTCAGCCGACATGACTCACGCCTACTCGATGCTGGCAGCCATCCGATAGTGGCACTCAAGACAGCCGCATAATACTAATGACTGACAACCTGATGACAGTGCGGCTGACGACCTATCTGTCCGGGCACGGCATCTATGCTGAGCCTGGCCAGGAAGTAGTGCTGCCTGCCAGCGTTGCACAGAGGCTGATTGCGACTGGACAAGCTGAACCTGTGCAACGCGAAGTCGAGACACATTCACTTGACACATCGCACCGCTCGCCCCAGCGCAGACGGTTGCGTCCTCCTCCCGCGTAGCCGGGCAGCCTTCACTGGCTGCCCGGCCCCGCCTTTACGAGGTCGGCAATGCACACGGTAACGGCACTGAACGAGCTGTTACAGGGCGGAACGTTCACGCTGCTCGAAGAGGGCACCTGGTTGCCTGTCTCGGTTGAACGCGCACGTCAGCAATGTCGCGTGTACACGAACACCGAAGACGCATATCTCGAATCGCTCATCCGCACGGCGACTAAGTGGCTTCTGGACATGCACGGTCTGGTCGTCGTCAACTCCCGTTATCGCTGGGAAACCACATGGCGCGATGCACCGCAACTGATTCTGCCGTTCTATCCTGTCGCGGAAATAATCAAAGTCGAATACTTTGACACATCGGGAACGCTGACCACGCTGCCATCTGATGACTACTCGCTGGCACTCGGAACCAATCCGCCTTACCTAATCAGTCGCAAAGTTCGTCCGTGGTTTAGCAGCGATATGCCCCAAGGATATGCTCGCGCTGTGTTCTGGCCGCCTTCCGACCCAACCAGACCGCTGCCCGTCAAAATCGAGATGCGCTGCGGATGGCCCGACGCGGGCGTTGTGCCCTATCCGGTTCAGCAGGCCATTCTGCTTTTAGTTGGCCACTTCTACGAGAACCGCTCGGCAACTGATGTGCAGACAACGCAGGAAATCGCACTCGGTGTAACGCAACTGCTGACGCCGTACATCACGCGAATCATCTGAGATGCGCCCTAGATTTCCAGGCAAGCTCCGACATCCGTTCCGACTCGAAATAGACCAAAGCGCCAGTCCGAATACAAGCGGCGAAACATCGCCCAACTGGCAAGTCGCGGTCAGTCTGATTTTCGGCGCGCTCGAACCGCTCAGCGTGCGCGACCAGTTGACGGGCACGAAGGAGATGTACGGCGTTTCTGCGAAGTTGACGATTCGCGGTCCACGCATCGCACTGCCGCCTGGCCGCGTTCGCTTTGTCTCGCTGCAGGACGGTCGCACTTGGTACCCTGGAACGGTACCGCCGCCCGACGCGGATGGGTACATCGTGATGACCGTCAGCGAGACGCAGATATGATTCGTCCGATTGTGCGAGTTGAGGCAGCAACAGCTCTCGCAGAACTCCGAACCCTGGGAAGCAAAGTTGCTGTGCAAACAGTTCAGAAAATCGTCCGCGCGGTCGGGCGTGCAGTTGCGAGAGAGCTGAAAGCCCGCGTGCCTGTGCTCTCCGGTGCGCTCAAACGCAGTATCAAAGTTCGCAAACCGCAACGGTTTCGTCGCAGGCCCGGATACGAAGCGGTGATGGTGTATCCCGACAAAGACTTCCGCAAGGGCTGGTGGTCAGGATTTGGCGTGGCCAGGATTCACCGACCTGTCAAGTATTTCCACCTCGTCGAGCTGGGCGCGAAGCCGCACACGTTCATCATTCGCCCCGTGATTGGCGGAATTCGCCGTGAAATCGTTGTTCGCCATCCCGGCATTCGTAAGCCCGTTCACGCAAGCCAGGCCGCAGCAGAAGCGGTGGAACCGATGCTGCCCAACATCGCGCGCGACATCCTGAACAAACAGCTGATGCGGTACAAGTACGGTAAAGGTGCACGATGATACGCGACGCAGAACAGCGAGTGCGAGATTTCCTGCTTGCTGATGCCGACCTGAACGCGGCGGTTGGTGGTCGCATCGCAGTCGGCGAGCTGCGCGCCGGTGTTCAATTGCCAGCGATTGCAATCCAGGGCAGCGACATGCAGGCGGAACAATCGCTGAGCGACCCCGCTGTTGTCGGTCGTGTGTCAGTGCTCATAGCGGTGTGGGGCCAAGGCAGACCTGCAACGATTGCAGTATGCGACAAAGTGCTGCTGCGAATAACGAGCGAAGCGGCGGCGAACGAGGGCATCTGGTTTCAGTCGGGCGCACGCGGGCCGCAGTTGGAAGAACACGAGAGCGACATTTACAGTTGCACTGCGAACGTGGATGTGTGGTTGTGAGCTGTCAGCGATTACGATGTGGCGTCTATCGCCCACGTTAGGTTTCCGCCAGGAACCGTATCAGCGCATCCTGTCTATCTCCCACTGTAGTCCACCGCAGGCATAGATGGTTGCCGCCACAGTCCGAGTTGGGCATCGTCTATCTCCCACCATAGTTCACTTGTGACCGCCATTTGGCTGACCACACTGCTGACGGCGACACAGGTCTATCTCCCACCATAGTTCGCCTGTGACTTTACGAACGCATCGGTCTATCTCCCACCCACTCTTTTCCCTACTGGCCTATCTCCCACCATCGCTCACTCGTGACTAATAACCCCGGCAAGTCATAGAGCGGCCACGTTGAGTCTATCTCCCACCATAGTTCGCTTGTGACTTGAGTCAAGCGACGGCAAGGCATTCGCAAGCGCTGGTCTATCTCCCACCATAGTTCGTTTGTCACCAAACATGCGAACACGTGCATCACGCACACCTGTCAGTCTATCTCCCACCATGGTTTGCTTATGATGAGAAGGAAAGGGGTTCAAGGGGAAAGGGAGTCTATCTCCCACCATAGTTCGCTTGTGACTACTGACCGAGGTTGGCGAGTGGATTTTACAAACCGCGTCTATCTCCCACCATGCTTGCCCCGTGGCTTGATTGGCCATTTTCGCAAAAATGCACGCGCGGCTGTCTATCTCCCACCACGCTTGGCCTGTGGCCCGAGTTGCACTCAACACAGCCAATACGCCTGGGTCGTCTATCTCCCACCATATTTCGCTTGCGACTGAGAATGCCGAAGCTCGCTTGGGTCTCGCGTCCAGTCTATCTCCCACCATGGTTCACTTATGAAGGAAGCGCTACTGTGAATTACACGCGGACTA